TAACCCAACTACTGCACCCGACAGAATCGTTTGGTGCTCAGACAAACAAAATGTCCTCAAAGACCTTCCAACAGTCGGACTCCCAGGAGATTATTTCTATTCACCTATGCAATTGCAGGGAGAATGGACTGAATACGATGAGACAATTTGCAGTGTCGACCCCAGTGGACGAGGAACAGACGAAACTGCTGCTGCGTATATATCCCAAAAAAACGGATTTCTCTATTTGCATGAGATGCGTGCATACAGAGACGGCTACTCGGATAATACCTTGCTTAACATCCTTAGAGGATGCAGAAAGTATGGAGTTACATCATTGGTTATTGAAACAAACTTTGGAGATGGAATCGTAAGTGAATTATTTAGAAAGCACCTTGTACAAACTGGGCAAAACATTAATGTGGAAGAAGTCAGGGCAAACGTCAGAAAAGAAGACCGTATCATTGACGCGCTTGAACCTATTCTTAACCAGCATCGTCTTGTTGTTGACAGTGGGGTTATTGAGTGGGATTACAGCTCGAACAAAGACAGTCCACCTGAGAGTAGGCTCCTCTATATGCTCTTTTACCAGATGAGTCGTATGTGCCGACAAAAAGGCGCAGTTAAACATGACGACAGATTGGACTGCCTAGCTCAAGGCGTTAAATACTTTACAGATGCTATGGGTATATCAGCTCATGAAGCTGTTAAAGACAGAAAACGTAGAGAGTGGGAAGCAATGATGGAAGAGTTTATAGACAATCCTCAGACATCAGCTAACCATTTAGTACTGGGTATGACAATGGATCAACGTAAACAGGCACGTGGAATAGAAGACAACCAAGAGATACCTAACTGGGTCTAAACCTTAACCCCTACGTATACAGGGGAAGGGTGGACCTCTGTAATCGGGAGCTTCGGCTCCCCTTTAATAGACATCCGTGAATGATGTCACTTTAAAACACATACTCCCACCTACCTATAACTTATATGCCTAGATTAAAACTAGAAAGATTTAGAAAGATATACAAGAGTCTAAAGACTCCTTGGAAACCACTCAACTGGCTAATACTTGGTTACTTGATTGGCATAGAAAATAAATATATAGATATAGTCTCTAAACAAACTGTAGATACAGCAATTAAAGATTACTTAAGTGAAGTAGAAGAACCACCCTCTTTACTTAAAGCAGAGATAGAGGAGACAGAAGATGGTGGGTTTACTATTGGCTACTATCCGGAGAAGAAATGAAGATATTTTTAGATTCAGCTATTACTACAGACATAGAAGATAGATTACCTACTGAAATAATAGATGGTGTAACAACTAACCCTACTCTTATTAAGAAGAGTGGTGAAGATCCTGATGTTGTCTACAAAGAGTTGTACAACATGCGTGTTAAAGACCTCAGTATTGAGGTAAAAGGTGACACGATGGAAGAGTTAGCGGCTAACGGTATATTATATGGGCGTAAGTATGGTGAGGTAGCTACTATTAAGCTTCCTTGTACTGTTGAAGGTATAAAAGCTTGTAAAAAACTGTCTATACTGGGTTATAAGACTAATATGACCTTGGTATTTAGTGTTAGTCAAGCAATATTGTGTGCTAGAGCTGGTGCAACTTATATATCACCTTTTGTTGGTAGATTAGACCAGATTGGAGAAGATGGAATACAACTTATCCAGGATATAGCTAAAGTCTTCTGTATTCATGATATAAAAACACAGATATTAGCTGCTTCTATACGTTCTGTTAAACAAGCAGAGGATTCTTTTAAAGCGGGTGCTCATATATGCACTGTTCCTGTAAATGTATTTGATAAAATGTTCCGTCATCGTCTTACAGATGATGGTCTTAAGCAATTTGCCATAGATTTTGGCATAAATTTCTGAAGCCTTATATATTATACGGCGGACCCAAGGATCCCCCATAGGGGGGTCGCACGCGGTCAGGCGCGAAAAAAGCGCGCGCTAGATACCTAATCCAGCGAGAACGCAGTCATAGCAATGCTTTTTGCTCGCTACGCTCGCTCCCTCAACGCGTGTGTGATCAATTAACGCAGGCGCGCGGGTGTTCAATCAACGCAGGGGCGGGTAGGCGCGCGGATTATACAGTCTCGTCATTCTCAAGCGACCTGTTGCTTAACACTTTGATACAATCCTGAGACAGCAGTAAGACCAACCGAGTTGAGGCATGAGTATAAAAATATACACGGCTATGCTATTCGCTGAGATCCCAAGCTATACCTGGAGTTTGACCGATTCGATGATATTTGTTGATTATGACCTATCCACATCGGGAGGAATTGAGCTAGAATAGGGACGTAGAGCAAGTTTGTTTTACGTTTAATTTAACTATCTCTCCCTTTAGGGTGAGAGAGATAGATTAAACTAAACTACAAACTACTCTCCAAGACATAACAGTCATCACTTGGCTTAAGTTGCTCGATAATTCCGGTGTCCCTACAGGTCTTCGAGGTTTAAAACATAACAGCGGCGCCTTGATAAGCAGTCAGACTTAGCCATCAGAGCTAAGGACAAGTGTGAAATAAACAAACGGGAAGCAAGGCGGGACGGGTGTCCTCAGTCGTGGTTCGAGTCCACGTCCGCCACTTATCCACTTTTGTATTACATACAAGGTCGGATATTTGTTCAATTATTTTTTATTAATTATGTTTCAAATTGCTCACCGTACCAGTACATGCGCCGCATCTTATGGAGTCAAAGTAAATCCATTTAATAAAACTGTTCAGTATACATTCGAGAATGGACGTACTTACCTTTATAAGAATGTTGCAAGGACTAAGATCTTAAACCTTATGTTCAATGATGTTATATCCCTTGGCTTATGGGTACAAGAGTTAGTCAATAACTCTGTACGTGAGAACAGATACAACGTACAAACTGGACGTTTGACATATAGAGAATGTGGATTCTCACCTTATACCAATAGGTATATCAATTACTAGATGAACGGTTCAAGGAGGGGTTCGATTCCCCTCACATCAATTGCTACTCAATGAGAGTAGCCTTTTTAAACTCATGCAAGAAAGATTAAAGGCAGCACTCGATGAAAGATTTGATGACATCGAGGAATGCAAGGACATACAAGAACATGGCTGTGCTTCATGCGCTCCATCAGGTTTCATTTACTACCATGAAACACGCAAATTCTTTAATGAATACGAGGAAGAAATAGAGCAACATCTTGAGTACATGCTTGGTGATGATTGGATGCGTCAGTGCGTAGCTGATAAAAAAGTCACGGACACAATGACATTCAAGAATTACTGCGTGTGGTTAATCATCGAGTTCTATTGTCTAGGACGTGTTGACCAATTAGTTAATAACTAACTTATCCACTTTAGTATTTTATCCAATCATGAACGTTTTAGTCGGCTGTGAATACAGCGGTGTTGTACGTGAGGCATTCGCTAAACGTGGACACAATGCGTGGAGCTGTGACCTACTACCTAGTGATCAGCCCACAGACAAACATTATCAAGGTGACATCTTCGACTTTATCGATGGTGACTGGGATCTAGCTATTTTCCATCCACCTTGTACTGATCTAGCTATCAGTGGCGCGGCTCATTTCCCTGAAAAGATTAAGGACGGAAGACAGCAACGCGCTATTGATTTTGTTGAACGTCTTTACAAGTGCGGTATCCCTCGCATTTGTATTGAGAATCCCGTCGGTGTACTCAGTACTAAGTCAAGGCTCGGTAAGCCCACTCAATATGTGCAGCCTTATGAGTATGGACATTATGAGACTAAAAAAACAGGGCTTTGGTTACGTGGTCTTGATCCGCTCAAGCCTACAGACATCAAGGACTTGACCGGTTTACCTAAGAAAGTTACTCAAAGACTTCATTACTTACCACCTTCACCCGATAGGTGGAAGATCCGCTCTACTACTTATCAAGGTATAGCTGATGCAATGGCTAGCCAATGGGGTTAATTAATTATTAATTAGTGGCATTCAGGCAGTTTAAATCCACAGAAAAGATGGATGTTGGCTGAAGTTGTAAGTCCACTAATTCTTTTTACTTAAGGACACATTTCCACACTCATCAAGCAAGGACGCTCTTGATCAAGGGGTTGGTATGACTTCCAGGAATATTTATTTTTTTTTATTTGTCCAAGGACGCAAGGACTCAAGGACGAATGGTTAATGCAACACGTCTCGTAGATGGACGCATCGCAGAGACAACACGCAAGGTCGGTTCGATTCCGATCACGTCCAATTGCCCACGCAATGAGCGGGGCTTTACTGACTAATGCTTACACCAGACGTTTCACATACGTATTTTCTCAAGGACGCTCATGCGTACTATCACGAGAAATTTAAATGCTTACACATCATCACTGATGACGGAGAGATATCTCTCGAAAACTTCCCACTTTCAGTACTAAGAAGTGCAATTAAAAACAGGAGCAAAGCATGACCGACACAACTCTAATTGACAAGGTCTATGGCATAGCTAATGGCTATGACCCAGACATAGACGATTTAACTTCTTTTGAAGATATCGTCAAAACTCTTGAGGTTATGAAGGACAAAGCGTTGAAGTTTGAATTAATTGAACATGCTTTTAGACCTGAACCAACTCTTCCTACCTTTGCTAATAGAAGACAAGGACAGCTATGAAAACTAAGGACATAAACGTAGCTGACCTACTTACTTATGCAGACAGAGAAGCCATAGCCAAGGTTGTAGAGCAAAGAGTTCACAAAGAATACGGCGACATGTACGAATTTAAATGGCAGATGAGCGTAGAAGGACACTTTGAAATACCGGAGACATTATGACAATTGACGTTAAACAAACACTGAACTATTCAGCTGCTATACGCAAGGCTGAACCCGACTGGGATGACGACAAAGTACGCAGAGCTGCGGAGCATTGCGTTTTATACATGGACGTGAGAATCAAACCAGCGAAGTTAAAGAAACATCTTGAACAATTTAAGGACTCAAATCATTACTTATGACAATAACTATTCACCCATCAACAACTCAACAATCTTTGATGCAACAACTAAATCAAGTTGTTTATCTATCCACTGAATGGTGGAAGCTCAAGGAATTAATTGAATCATTTAACACAACTAAATAACAGAGTGACTACGCCTGACAGTCAGTAAACCCCTCGTAAGAGACAGGTATCTTTACACACTCATCGAGGCATCGTAATGAAGTATCAAGTTGAATACAGCAACAAACGCTGCTGGGAACACGATTGGCGTTGGCACTTCATGGAAGGTGTTGACCACGAAGACATAGCATGGAAAGCCAAAGACTGGTGTGATACCAGAGGATTTGAGCTAATTGATGTAAAACCTATTACAGGGAGTTACCCATTATGAAAAAGAAACCAAACAAAGGTCAAAGGTATTTTCCCAACAGCTGTGAAGCAATAAGGAACACACCTGATAAGTATTTCGCCTCTATGCCATATGAACAGTTTGAAGACTGGAAGATATATGGATATCAGATACCTGAATCAGTATTTGCGATTATTCGTATGAAAGATAAGGACGGGAAATACACAGAAAAGTATTACAACACTGAAAGAGGTGCAAGGAACTGCATAAATAAATGCATGAACGAAAACAAGGAAATATATATGTGCACCATGGAAGGCATGTATCACTTAAAACCCTCAGATATTCTGGATTTTAACAATGAATAGAAAAACTTTATACAAGAGATACAACACACTGTTAAGAGATATCTCCATACATCCACATAAGGACGAATTACTTAACCTTATGTATCAACAACTACAAGATGACATTGACGCATCATCTAATATGTATCCGTACAAACATTTTTAGGAGCCTTTATGCAGCTTTTATCAATTGGCTCTTTCTATTTAGGAATAGAGAAAGACAAATATTGTGACTTATCTCTCCACATAGGAAGATTATATGTAGAATATAGTTGTCCATCCATTAACAAATCTAATGACGAATCCAGACCCATCAAGGGTGGTGACGGACTTTCAGATGCAAAAGCTTGCCCAAGCTGTAGAGCTATTCCGGACGCATGACAAAGAAATCCCCGCCCAAGTTATTGCTACTTTTTTATATGTTGCTTCCCATGACGACTGCGCTAAGGTCGATCTGGAAAAGGCACTCGCTTTCTCAAGCGCAAGTGGTAGCCGTAATACTGATTGGCTTAGTGAGTTTCATAGATTAAATAAAGCTGGACTAGGACTTTTAATTAAGTATCGAGATCCGACTAACAGAAGGAAGCAGATATTGAAGTTAAGTCCTAAAGGTCGAATACTTGTAAACCAACTTAAACAAATTCTTTATGGTCAAAGCGACTTGGGGTAATTGCCTCAAACATACTATAAACACCCGTGATTCCTGGATTTATGGGACTGGCGCAAAGTCCGCCATTACCTATGCCAACTATTTCACAGAGTTTAGAGGACTCGGTTTCCCTGTAGAAAAGATCACTATCCCATTGATAGATGAACTTAAACAGCATCTTAAAACTGATGGACGTGCAAACGCCACTATTAATAGATGTTTGTCTTCTATAAAAACAGTACTCAATCACTGTAAAGATCATGGATTAATTTTCTTTGAGATTCCTAAATGGAAAAAACTTAAAGAGAATAAATATCAACGTATCCATTTCACCAAGGATGAAGTCGAAGCCATTTGCACCGCAGCTGTGGAAGTACATGGACGACAAGACTTAGCTGATATTGTTAACTTCGCTGCCTATACAGGCATGAGACAAGGAGAAATCCTTAAGTTAACTGCATCACGCGTTGACTTCTTACAAAATTGCATACATGTAGGTGCAAGAAGAGAAGATACTACCAAGACTGGTACGTATCGAGCTGTTCCAATCCATTCATCGCTAAAGCATATGCTTCAAACTCGTACTCAAGATTTAGGTGCGAGAGATAAAGTATTTGGTTACGACTGGAAGGACAAGGATCAATTACTACGTGCCTTTAAAAAGGTAATAAACAGATATCCAATTCACCTTGCCAGCGAGGACGGATACTGTTTCCACAGCCTACGCCATTCATTTGGTACATGGCATTTCGCAGCTGGTACAAAACCCAGAAATCTCATGGAGATGATGGGTCACGCAAACATAGCGACAACTCTAGGTTATGGTCATGCTACCGATGAAGGAAAGCAGCATGATATCAACAATATCTAGCGTGTCCACTGCTGTCGTTAAACAAGTATTTTTATGACGGATTTTTGTTATGTTAAGCGCGTTTGTTATAATCAATATGGTCAGATCCCTTGGGAGTGTGGCGGAATTGGTAGACGCGCCGGACTTAAAAACTAACCAAATTAAAGATACACTAGCGTACAGCACATATTAGCGATTGGTCAAAAGCCAGTCGCTTTCTTAATTTATAACCTATCCACATTCGTAGGATTATCCAACGTATATCTAGCGCACATTTTACACACTCATCATATGCCTACAACTGCTGATTTAGAGATGCAAGAGAGGTTTGAACGGAAACAAATTAAGGGTGGTTTAGAGCGATTTAGGTCTAATACTAAAAAGTTAATAGACAAGGACTATGCTTCAGCCACGGTTTTCGGTTCGTCATCAATAGAAACCCTTTTGCCCTATTTAGTAAAATATATTGATAAAAAGAAAGAAGAAAGACAGAAACTATTAGTAGGTAGACAACTACTTTTAATACCTTATTTAATTTCTCTCGATTCAGAATCGCAAGGAGCTATTACTGCAAAGATAACCTTCGATAAACTATTTTCTCCTCGAAAGGACAATAGCAAGGTGGCAAATGTAGTACAAGCTATAGGCTCTGCATTAGAGGCTGAATGCCAGATGAGATACTATGAAACCAGTGCACCAGGGCTTTTTGAGACATTAAAGAAAAATTATTGGCATCAAGCTAAAGGTACAGCTTACAAAGCTAAATCCATGACAACCTTGATGAATAAACACGAAGACTTAGAACGATGGAAGCCATGGAACAGGATTGAGCGTATCAAGGTAGGAACTTGGTTTTTAGATTGCCTAATGGAATCTTCTCAATGGTTTGAAAGAGAACTTTCTATGCATCGAGGCAAGACACAACAATTCGTTGTACCTACAGATAAGTTCCATAAAAATAAAGAAGAAATTATTAGATTAGCTGAATTATTTAGTCCATTAGCATGGCCGATGCTCATTGAACCAAGAGACTGGTCACCTATGCATAATGGTGGATATTATCTAAATGATTTAACTAAGTGCCATGAAATGGTGCGAAGAGGTAAACCCCTACGTATACAGGGGGAAACTACCTATCAATTCCTTAATGAAATACAGAAGGTTAAATACTGTCTAAACCCATTCATAGTAATGGTTGCGGAAGACCTAGAGGAAAGAGAAATAGAGGTAGGAAAATTTCGTCCTGTTATAAATCATCCTGACCCTCCTAAACCTCCCAATATGGAGGATGAAGAGACAAGGAAACAATGGAGAAAAGATAAAGCAATAGCACGTAATAAGAATGCTAATGAATGGAGGATTTCTTGTAGAACTCGAATGACAATGAATTGCGTCAGAGAGTTTAAGGACAAGGAGTACTACATCCCTTGGTCTTTTGATTATCGTGGGAGAGCTTACCCTATACCTAGCTTCTTAACTCCTCAAGATACAGACTTTGGAAAAAGTTTAATTAGGTTTGCAGAAGAAGCACCTATAACTGAGGACGGGATGAAGTGGTTAGCTTTTCAAGTATCTACTACTTATGGTCTTGATAAAGCGACTATGGAGGAGCGACTTGATTGGGTCGCTAAAGTAGAAAATATACAATTAATTATCAGAGTTGCTACAGATCCAATTAATAATATTGGAGACTGGGAAGCAGCTGACGAACCTTGGCAATTCTTAGCTGCGTGTAAGGAATACTATGACGTAGTAATGACTGGTAAACCAACTACTGGTCTACCAGTGGCAACTGATGCTACATGCTCAGGTCTACAGATACTGGCTGGTCTAGCAAGGGATAAGTCCACAGCATGTTTGGTCAATGTAATGCCAAGCAATAAACCTCAAGATGCATATCAAGTTATAGCTGATGTAAGTCGTCCAAATATACCTGATCGTTTAAAACCTTATTGGGATAGAAAAAAAACCAAAAGGACTACGATGACAATACCCTACAATGCTAAACCCTTTAGCAATAGGCAGTATATAAGAGATGCATTTAATGATATTGATGTCGAGGTTGATAATGACGAGCTAACTCAAGTAGTTAAAGCAGTGCGAGATGCCATGGAGCTAGTCGTACCAGGCCCTATGAGGGTTATGCGATGGATAGAGTCAGAGGTTTCTAATGCAATTAAGGAAGGAGCTGAAGAAATATCTTGGGTAACTCCCTCTGGTTTCAGAGTGAATCAACGCCTTATGAAATACGATCACAAAAACGTTGAATTACATTTAATGGGTCGTTGTCGAATAAAAGTTATTGATGGAGAGAAAGGCGTAGACCTTAGACATCATAAGAATGCGACAGCTCCAAACTTAATCCACTCATTGGATGCCAGCTTGTTACATCTAAGTGCTACTAAATTTAATGCACCAATAGCTTTAATACATGATTCAGTTCTATGTAGAGCTACAGATATGACCAACCTATCCACATTAGTAAGAGATACATACATGCACCTATTTGCGGAGCATGATTTCTTAAAAGACTTTGCTAAAGCAATTAATGCAAAGACTGAACCACCGATTATTGGCGATCTTGAGCCTGAGTCGGTTATAAAATCCACTTATTTTTTTTGTTAATGGCAAGAAACATCCACATAACACAAGAGCCTGTAACTTTATCTGGTTATCAGGCTGTACTGAAGCCAAGCAAGTTTGGCTATTCACTTAAGGCTGTTGTCGGGAGTGATTTAGTTGACAAGCTTGAGGAAGAAAGAGCTGACTGTCTTAAATGGGCAGAGTCAAAGCTGAAGAATCCAAAGAGAGCCACATTAAAACCTACTCCTTGGGAAGAGGTTGCTGATGGAGAATTTGTAGTTAAATTTTCTTGGGCTGAAGATAAGAAACCACCTGTTGTTGATTCAGAAGGAACGCCAATAACAAATCCAGATGTCCCAGTATATGAAGGTAGTAAGGTTAAAATTGGCTTTATTCAAAAGCCTTATATACTGCGTGATGGCGTTACCTATGGTACTAGTCTTAAGTTATCGGGCGTTCAAGTTATATCAGTTCAAACCGGAGCTGGTATCGACACTGGTGACTTAGACGAGGATGGTGTAGCAGAACTATTTGGTAAGACACAAGGCTTTAAAGCTGACGAACCAAACGTTACACCAGCTGAAGAAGAAGTTGTCGTTGATGATGATTTCTAATGTTCAAATCAGGATTAGAGGAAAAAGTCTCTGATCTTTTATGTGAGTTAGGTGTGGATTATGAATATGAAGGTATTAGTTTTTCCTATACAATTCAACATCAATACACACCTGATTTTGTTTTACCATCGGGAGTATGCTTAGAAACTAAAGGTTTTTGGCGACCTGAAGATAGACGTAAGATCAAAAAGGTTATCGAAGATAATCCAGATATTGACTTAAGAATGGTCTTTCAAGACCCTTATAAAAAAATAAATAAAAAATCAAAGACAACCTACGCAAAATGGTGTCAGAGATATGGAATTAAATGGTGTGCATTTCACGCCATACCAGTTGATTGGCTTACATGACAGAAAGCGAATTTTTACGACACGATCCATGTCCAGACTGTGGTTCATCCGATGCATTAGCAGTATATTCGGATGGACATACCTTCTGTTTCAGTTGTCAAACAAGGAAGGCTGGAGATGGGCAACAACACACTCATCACATGCAAAAAAATGTCACTTTTAAAGGATCAGCCCAAAGGCTGCAAAAACGAAACATCAGTGAAAGAACCTGCGAAAAATATAAAATCTATCGAGATGAGACACACTTACGCTTCCCTTATTTCGATGGTTCTGGATGCCTTCAAGGATTCAAAACAAAAGATAAATTAAAAAACTTTAAATATGAAGGAATTTCCACTGACACCTTATTTGGTCAGCATTTATTCCCTAATAGTGGTAAACGTATTGTTATTACTGAAGGTGAACTAGATGCTGCAAGCTGCTACGAGGCTATGGAAAATTGGCCGATGGTATCGTTACCCCATGGTGCAGCTTCAGCCAAAAAGGACATCCAAAAACAAATACCTTTTTTACAAGGTTACAAAGAAATCATCTTATTCTTTGATAAAGATGAAGCGGGACAAAGAGCTACAGAGCAAGTGGCTGCTGTTTTACCGCAAGGGACAGTTAAAATTGCTCATTTGTCGGATGATTATAAGGATGCCAGTGATGCTCTACAGGCTAATGATGCGGACGCTATACGCCGTGCTATATGGGATGCAAAACCTTATGAACCTGACGGTATCGTTAGTGCGAAATCCTTATTAGAAGCAGTTACTACTCCCAGCCCACCATGTAATCACGAATATCCCTTTCCTGGACTGCAATCTATGACACATGGGATAAGATACGGTGAGCTAACAACTATTACCGCTGGAACGGGTCAGGGTAAATCTACTTTTTGTCGTCAACTAGCTACTGAGTTATTAAACAAAGGAGAAAAAGTTGGCTACATAGCATTAGAAGAATCTAACAGGCGAACAGCTTTAGGACTTATGTCTGTAGCTGTGGGTAAAGCCCTGCACCTTGGCGAACATGAATACTCCACCTTAAAAAATGCCTACGATTCCACTATCGATGGTTGGAACCTTTATTTATACGACCATTTTGGTAGTTTATCTTCGGATATTATCTACAGTCGCATTGAATATATGGCTCTGGGCTTAGATATTAAAGTAGTTTTTCTCGATCATTTGTCCATATTATTATCTGGACTAGATGGAAATATGGATGAGAGAAGAACGATAGATAAAACCATGACTGACTTAAGGAGTCTGGTTGAACGTACAGGAATTAAATTATTTTTAGTTTCTCACTTAAGAAGAGCTCAAGGAGATAAAGCTATTGAAGATGGTCAAAAAGTTTCCATTGGAATGCTAAGAGGATCAGCTTCAATTAGTCAGTTATCTGACACTGTTATAGCTTTAGAGCGCGATCAGCAGAACCCAGATGATGTCTCGACTTTAAGAGTTTTAAAGAACAGATACTCAGGAGAGACAGGTGTGGCTGCTGAACTCAAATATGATAAAACCACCTGTAAATTTAATGAAACTAAGGACACAATTTTCAGTCCCAGCACAGACTTCTGAGGCTGAATTAAAAAAACCAAACCCACCCAGTAAACAAGCTAAAAAGAAAGCCAAGTTTAGGGATAAAACCTATGTTGGAAAGCCAAATGCTGGTGTTTGATTGCGAGACTAACGGATTATTACATGACGTTTCTGAAATACACTGCATTGCCATTTACGACTCCCAAAAAGAAAAAACCTTCGCATTTAATCATAACGGTGGTGACTGCTACCCGATCACAGAAGCTTTGCATTGGTTATCCAGTGCTGATGTCATTGTTGGTCACAATATTATTGGCTACGATTTACCTGTTCTTCGGAAAATTTATCCTTGGTTTAAGTATAACGGCGATGTTATTGATACTCTTGTTTTATCTCGCAATTATCACCCAAATATGATGGAGATAGACAAGAAAAGAAATATAGCAAGAATGCCTTTACAACTATATGGAAGACATTCCTTAGAAGCTTATGGATATAGATTAGGTGAATATAAAGGTGAATTTGGTAAGACAAGTGACTGGCAAAAATGGTCACAAGAAATGCAAGATTATTGCGTACAAGACGTACAAGTAACAACTAAATTATGCGAACACTTCCGCCCTTACCTGACTGGTGTTCGTTAGAGCATCAGGTCGCACAAATACTTACAGAGCAAGAAATACATGGATGGTACTTTGATGAACAAAAAGGTCAGCAACTTGAATCACATCTCAGAAGAGAGATGGAAAACACTGTTGCAGTACTTCAAGGACAATTCCCTTTCGTTGGAGGAAAGATGTTCACTCCTAAACGAAATAACAAGTCCACAGGCTACATCGAAGGAGCCGAATCACAAAGATTAATTGAATTTAACCCTACATCAAGAGATCACATAGCATGGATTCTGAAGAATCGTCTGAATATTACGTTGACCCAGACTACAACGACTGGGAAACCAATTATAGACGAGATTACCTTGAAGGAGATAGACAATCCCTTCTGCAAATTATGTGCGAAAGCTTTGGATCTGAAAAAGAAGCTAGGAATGATATCGCAAGGCGTGAACGCTTGGCTCAAGCTATCTACGACCTCTAGTCGAATACATCATCACTGTTCGGTATCTACAAACACATTTAGATGTGCACATCGTAAGCCGAACCTAGCTCAAGTTCCAGCTGAAGCACAATTTAGAGAACTATTTACCGCATCCCCTGGTATGACTATGGTTGGAGCGGATTTAAGCGGAATAGAACTAAGAATGCTTGCTCATTACTTAGGACGATATGACGGAGGTCGATATGCCGACATATTATTGAACGATGATATTCATCAAGTTAACGCTGACAAAATAGGGATCACCCGCCGACAAGTAAAGACTGTAACGTATGCCTTTCTTTACGGGGCGGGAAACCTCAAATTAGGACTGAGTTATGATAACTCTTTAAAACCTAAAGAAGCCAGTCAAAAAGGATCCGAGATTAGAAAGGCTTACGTATCTGCAATCGATGGACTCGCCGACTTATTGGCAGCGGTTGCAAATAAGGCTGCTAATGGTTACCTCATGGCATGTGACGGACGAAAAGTGTTGGTCGATTCACCACACAAAGGATTAAATTATCTCCTTCAATGTGGTGCTGGAATCGTAGCCAAACGATGGATGGTTATAGCTAATGATGCACTAAATTTTTATGCTCACACTCATCAATTAGCGTTCGTACATGACGAACTTCAATACGAAACTACACCAGAAAATGCCGACAAATTAATGGCATGTTTGGAAGAATCAGCAGTAAAAGCTGGAGAATATTACAAATTGCGTTGTCCAATTGCAGCTGAATCAAAAGTTGGGCTGACATGGGCTGACGTTCATTAAATATATGAAATTATTGATTGATTGCGACTACATAGTATATAAATGCTGTGCAGCCGCCGAAACAGAACTAGATTTTGGTGACGATGTAATAGTAGTTACTTCACAATTTAGTGAAGCTTACAAATGTGTAGAAAAAGATTTAGACAAAATTAAAAAGGAATTTCCTTTTCATGATGAAATAATTCTTTTCTTTACAAGCCCTAATAATTTTAGGAAAAAAATTTTACCGGAATACAAGGGTCATCGAAATAGAAAAAAGCCCTGTGGATTTAAAAGAGTTATAAATGAACTCAAGAAAAACTACAGAGTAATAGTTAAACCTACCCTTGAAGCTGACGATAGTCTAGGTATCTATGCAACTAAGTATGAAGGCAACATTATTGTTAGTCCTGACAAAGACATGCGACAAATTGCTGGAAAACTATATGACTTTAATGAAACAGTGGATATCACACCTGAAGAGGGTGCAAAATGGCATTTAATACAAACGCTTGCCGGTGATAACACTGATGGCTACAGCGGTGTGCCAGGAATTGGTGTAAAACGTGCACAAAAAATCTTTGAAGAAAAAGGATATACATGGCAAGCCGTGGTTGAAACCTTCGAAGAAAAAGGCATGACTGAAGATGACGCGTTGACTAATGCAAGACTTGCAAGAATTTTAACTGTTGATGATTATGACTCAGAAAAAAAAGAACCAATCCTTTGGACCGCCTCCTCCAATTACAGAATTAACACTGGAGCAAGACTTGAAGCTACGCCAGCTTGAGCTGTTAATCGAAAAACCTGAGACAAAAAAGGAAGATATTGCAATAGTCATGTTGGCATTGCAAGAACAAGCCTTTGTCTTATCAAACTGTATAAAAAACCTTATAAAAAAATGGCCGAAACCACCAACGACCACGGACCCTCGTACTACAAACGAGGTTCCATTAATGTTTGGGATTTTATTAGAGACCAAAGACTCGGATTCCACCTTGGAAACGTAATTAAATATACATGCAGAGCGGGTCATAAAGACAACGACATACAAGATTTACAAAAAGCTATCCACTACCTACAAAATGAGATCGAATTTAGAACAAGCCAAAGAGTTCAGAAAGAAATATCAAATACAAAATTCTGATAATAAAGCAACAAGAGATTATCAAGTCAGCTTAATTACTGAAGAGTACATGGAATTTATTGAAGCTGAAATGATGCTGTTCAGAAATACCGATAAGTACAAAGAGGAAGCCCTTAAAGAATTAGCTGATCTTGTGTATGTCTGTTACCAATACGCAGTGAACATGGGTTGGGATTTAGACAGAGCATTAAAGCTAGTACATAAAAGTAACCTATCGAAACTAGATGAAGATGGGAAACCAATCTTAAGAGAAGACGGAAAGGTATTAAAGGGACCTAACTATAAAAAACCAAACTTACATTCACTCATATAAATGTCAAACATAATCGCTAGGACTGGTCGAGTCCAAAGCTGGATTGATAATCCAGAATCACGTCTGCCCGTATCATGCACAGTCTTCGTTGTTGAAGACTCAATGGAAGGAGCTAATGGAATCGAAGCGAGCTGGAGATTTGTATCGCATGCTCTCCGCTACGGAGCAGGCGTTGCAGTCCACCTGTCAAAACTACGACCAGCAGGAACCAAAACTAATAAAGGAACTGACACGCTTGTTGCAAGCGGACCAGTCTCATTCGCAAAAATCTACTCAACATTAAATGAAATACTTAGACGCGGTGGTACGTACCGCAATGGGGCGTGTGTTCTTCATCTTGATATTGACCACGCCAATATTCTTGACTTCGTGCAAGCAACCAGAGAAGAACTCCCATGGGTTAAACGATGCGTTGACCTTACCCCAGACGGGTGGGCTGCTTCAGAAGATCGAGTTAAGAAATCAATACTTGCAGGAATTGCAAGGGGAGACATTTGGCTCAACAAAATAAAGTATCAAAATGGAAAACGAATCTACTCAAACGTCTGTCTTGAGGTTTAC